CGATCGATATAAGCTCGCCGCCCGCATCAACGGCGTGCTGAAAGGCGTCGCCACGGCCGAATCGTTCACGCTGTCGCAGTCGTATTATTTCGGCAGCGTGAAGCACAATCCGGCGCATTTCGCGCAGGTCATCGACGGCGAATGGTTCGTTGACTGTTGCGACGACCTCGACGCCGGCGCGATCGGGGCGCCGGTCAAGGTGAAGGGTAAGGCCAAAGCGTCACCCCAAGCCGGGCCGGAGACGACGCCGAATCACACCGAAGCGGACCTGGATGAATTTGTTCGCACCGCCAATGATATCAACACCCACGGCGATCGGCAGTGGCATAATAACATTCGTTCAGTCACTTCATCGATGGTGAGGAAGTTCAAGACCGACGCCGAGATTTATGAGAGGTGTGCGCCGGCGTGTCGCGAGGGTTTTGGTGATGCCGATGTTAAAAAGCTGATCGATACGGCGCGGGAGAAATATGGAGTAGCCGATCCTGAAACCAGCTCGAATGAATTTATCAGTCTACTCAGCGAATTCACGGCGGAGGCTGCGGCCGCAGGTATTAAAGGGCCGGGATTTCGCAGCAAAGATCAGGAAAAATGGCGGCCCAAGCTGACCGACTTCTATGCCTTCCTGCCAACGCACACCTACATTTTCATTGCGACATCCGACCTGTGGCCGGCAGTCAGTCTCAACGCCATCATGGGCAAGGTGAAGATCGGCACCGAGAAGGTGAAGCTGAAGAAAAAGGACAAGGTCGATCGCGACGGGCCAGACGAATACCGGGTCGAAGAGGTGACGATGCCGGCCTCGCTGTGGCTGGATCGGCATCGTCCGGTGCAGCAGATGGGCTGGGCGCCGGGCTACCCGCAGACGATCGATAACAAGCTGGCCGACGAGGGTGGCTGGGTCGATCATCAAGGGGCGAAGACGTTCAACACCTACAAGCCACCGCCGGCGCGCAATCCTGCAGGCGACGCGCGCAAGGCCGGGCCATGGGTCGAGCTGTTGCGCGATGTGTATCCAGACCATGCCGACCACATCGCGGCGTACCTGGCGCATCTGATCCAGTACCCTGGCGTGAAGATCAATCACGCACTGGTCATGGTCGGAGCGCCGGGGATCGGCAAGGACACATTGCTGGAACCGCTATCGCACGGGCTCGGTGAGTGGAATTTTAAGGATATCAAGCCACACAACGTCGCCGGGCCGCACAACGATTATCTGAAATGTCTGTGTATCCGCATTAATGAGACGCACGACCTCGGTGATGTGTCGAGGTTCACGTTCTATGAGAACACCAAAACCATGATCGCGGCGCCGCCGGCCATGGTGCGGATCAACACCAAATATGTGCCGCAGTACTACATCCCCAACGTCAACGGCACTATCATGACGACCAACCACGGCACCGATGGGCTGTATCTGGAGGCTGACGATCGGCGGCACTACGTGGCGGGCTCCGAGATCACATCAGCCGATTATGAGGATGGCTACCTGCCAGGGATCTGGCAGTGGTACGCCGATGGCGGGCTAGATCATGTTGTCGCCTACCTGGCCGAATTAGATCTTGCGGTGCTCGGCTTTACGCCGACCATGCTGCCGGCCAAGACCCCGGAATTCTGGCGCATGGTCGACGCCGGCGGGGCTGCGGCGTTGCCGGAATTGCGGGACGCGATCGATGCGGCCGGCGCCGATATGGAAAAACCAGAAAAACCTCCTGCGGCGGTCACGCTTGCGATGGTCAAAGAGGCTTCGGCCAAGCACAACTTTGACGGGATGTGGGAATGGCTGCACAATAAAAAGAACGCCAGAGAGGTGCTGCACCGGATGGAGGACTGCGGCTATGAGCCGGTGCGGTGTGTCGGCCCGGAGGATGGTTTGTGGGTGATTAAGGGGCGCCGGGTCGTGATCTACGGCAACAAGAAACTGTCGCCATCGGCGCGCTACGCAGCAGCGGAAACGCTAAAAACCAAGGAAAACGCTAGGTAATAGGTAACCGGGTACCATAAAAATAGGTGACATCGGTGACATCGGTGATTTCCAGTATGTGCTCCAAATGGAAGTTATTTTCCAGGTCCTTTCTGTGAATCAAAAGGGTTTTTATATAAATATTATGTTATATGGAGCACATACTGGAAATCACCGATGTCACCGATGTCACCGATTCAGCCGGCTGCCCGTCGTCTACCCACCCACAGTTGTAGGAGCTTAAAATGGAACCCCATCCACAGACTGAAATGAACAAGGTTAAACGGTCGCTTTGTGTGCGGTGTCAGCAGGTGGTGACCTGGGAGGAATCCCGTCGCGCTTATGGGAAAAAGAAGCGGGCACAGTTGGCGGATGTGGATTGTAATCCGCGGATGCATCTCAAGTGTGCATCATCTTTGATCCACCAAAGGCGACGGGAATTCATAGAGAACCTGTGTTAGCGGTGCTCTTCGGGGATGCCGTGTTTTTCGTACATGTCCATGAGCTTGGCCACGACTACCGGCACTGCGGATGTGCCGTTGCTCATGCGGTAGATGGTCGAGCGGCCCATGCCCAATAGCCGGTGTGCGGTGCTGACGTTGTAGCCCAGCCTGGCTAACCCCTGGACAAAGCGTTCCTTGGTCATGGTGGGGACTTCGACCCCTGGGGGTGTCCTGGAAATTGCCACGGAATTGTCCGGCTCGGGTTCGCGCTCGTGCCGGCCTTGCAACAGGCGGTGGATCTGCCTGGCTTCGCCAGGTTGGATTTCAGGATTATTTTTGGATGCAGCTGCGATGGCACGTTCCACATTCGGAAAATTATATTTTGTCATGTCATGGGTTCCGGTTTTTTAGTGGTTGGATCTGGATCGGTCGCGCGGGCGCGCGGAAGCCCTCGCCACGTTGCCGTGGCGAGGGCTTTGGTTTGGTGCTGTGCTGCGGCGCTACCATACGCCGAGACGTTCGAGGGTTTCACGGTCGCGTTGCGCCATGATCTGGTATTCGCGCGGCAACGATTCGAAGTGCGCCTTTACCTCTTCAAACAACGCGCGTTGCTCCGCGGTCATGAATAGGATGGCGCCGATCGATACTTGGTATGGATTGCATACCATCATTGCGCCCTGCCACGCGGCCGCGGCCGCGGTTTCCGACCGCGGGCATCGTGCGAGCAACTGGCCGCGGTTTTTTCCTTTGCTGGCATAGGCGCCGGCCAAGGCTGTCTTTGCATTTGCTGATAGTGTCATGGTCTGTCCTGTTATCGGCATGATTGCCGCTCATGCCACGCGGCCTAGGCCGCGTGGCATGCACTGCAATCACCCGACAACGAATCCGCTTTGGTCTTGTTTGCCCTTGCCCTTGGCATAGAGCGCAACGGCGCTGGCCATTGGGTCAATGTGACGGATATCAGTGTCATCACCATCGACAACGGGCAGACCCATGAAAGAGGCGCCGCGTGCGAGCATATCGTTGACGGTCGCGCGCGTGCGGAACACAACTGCGATTCGCATGTTAGCCGCGATCGCAAGCTGAACTTGCTTTTGGTATTCAGGAACGCCCGAATAACTAAACGTCAAATCATAATTTGCGGGAATCCCTTTACGGTTAGCAAGCTTGGTATAGTCATAGAATTGCACGGCGGGGTGATTTTCGATTATGCCGTATTGCTCCCAGCGCAAATCAGAGGTTCCGTTCAAGCGTACCAACAAAACATAACCGGTTTTTGCCGCGTGCTTTTCGAAGCATCGAACCTCGTTATTGATCATGGCAATTGCTTCGGAACGGTACTGCAACAGGAACATGGTCTTTCGTAACCGCGCGAATTGAACGGTTGCCATGGCGCCGCGGCCGCTGGTATTCAGGCAAGCATCAAAACATTTTGCGGTTTTTGCCATCGGGCAAACATTGTGACCCGACATGGTGTAAGGCGCGAGATAGAGAATCGCGGTGCGATAGCCGAGCTTGTTCCCTTTGATCACTTTCGTTGAGCCGTCGAGGCGCAACATCGCGTCAGGCTTGCGAGAAAACCAACGCAAAAGCTTTTTTGAGCTCAAGATTTGCTCGCGTGTATCGGGAGCAAGCTTGGTTAGATCATAGATGACTGTTGCGGCTGAATACTTCATAGGTTCGGTTCCTGTTATGGTGGGGTTTAGAGCGGACGATATTGACGGGTGACACAGAATGAAAAGCAAAGGCGGCCGATTTTGAAAAACCGAATACCGCCAACGCGGCGAGTCGTGACGTTGAACATTTTCGTTTCCTGTTATGCTCGTTTCAGTGTTTGCAATATCGTCCCGATCGGGACAGGAGTCAATAGGTCTTGTCAGATAATCTGAAAAATAAACCGCGGCCGCAATCGGGGAATGCCGCGTGGCGTGCGGCCATGGCAAAGCATGCGATAAAACCGGGATATGCGAATAGACGGCGCTGCGTCGCCATTGCGCGGCACAATGGCGCGCCGTGCGGTCAATTAGCGATGCGCGGCGTTCCAGTATGCCGCTGGCATGGTGGCAATATGCTACAAGCCGCAAAGCGTATCAGGGAGGCGAAGCGCAATGCAGAGCAAGCCCCGCTTAATCGAAGCGGCCGACAAGCCCGGGACAGATTTAAACGCGCCGGCGCCGGGCTCTGAGAATTCGCAAGCCTCTCTAAGGGCCATTGTGAAAGAGGCGCTGCTAGGGCTGCTAAGCGATCCAGAGGCTAGCGCGGCCGCGAAAGCCAGCGCCGGACGAACGCTACTCGAGTATTTTAGTGAGGAAAAACAAGGACTTAACAAGAGAGGCGCGGAAATGACCGCGGCCGAATTGAACGACGCTATCGAACGGTTCAAACGCTAGCCGCGTGCGAGTTGGCGTGCGAGTTGGCAAATTGTCCAATGATATCAAGGGAAAACTCCTCATTAAAAAAGAGGAGGCGGCCACGATCGGCCCACGTTGATATTGTTAAAGCGTGAATAACCCAATGACATCAAAGACTTAGCATATCGCCCCCTGGCGGGGTCGGGTTGGCGGGCGGTCCGCGGCCGCAATGCAGCGTGGCAAAATTTTTACAGTTTGAAGCTATCCGCGGCATGGTAATCCGCGTTGAAAATTCTTCTTTCCGTTTACCATACCCCCTACGGGGTATTTTCCTGTTTCGTTCCGTCCGCTTCTAATACCCCGTCTAAAGCGCGGACGAACTCGTTCACCCATCGTTCGTCCGGCCACACACCAGTGATGCCCGACGCCACGCCAGCCGCGCGCAGCATTTCCTGTTTGCGCGACTCTGCGATCGGCAGCGGCTCCGCTGGCGGTTCTTTGAACACCACAGGAGTGTTCTCGACGATCTGATGTTTGAACACATGTTGTGGTGACGCCATTGGGTCAGCGACTGCGCCGCTGGCGCGATCGATGACGGCGCTGTTTATCCACCAGCCGTTCGGCGTTCGATCGATCTGCGCATCTTTCGGGATCTGCATCATGTGAACCCGCGACATGTCGCAGGCTTGTTCGTCGGAGTGAATCTCGATCCTGCGAGCGCCGCTGCGCAACAGCCGCCGGCCGCCTTCCGATATCGCCAGGTTGCCCCAGTCGTCGTAGGCCAGGCCGGCGCCCAGCAGTTCGCGAGCAGTGCTGTGCATGGTGTTGAAGCGCGCGCCGTCTTCCAGACTGCGCAGCGCGTGCATTGCGTCGGCCGATAGCATGTTGGTTCCTTTCATGCGATAAAGCCCAAGGCCAATAGCTCAGAGGCAACGTATCATGCCCGCCATTGTTCGCCCAAAACAGTCGATCTTGTTTTCTGATCGGCCGCGCGGCCTGGTTCAGGCTGATTTGCTCGACGCCCAAATTCACAATCTGGTGCAGGCCATCCACTCGACGCAGGTTGCGTTGGAAGAGATCCGCCGCGACGACGGAAAATTGAAGAATAACATCGTCGGTCGCGACCAGCTTGAGCAGGATATCAAGCACAGCCGCTCGGAAATGGACACTGTCGAGCAGCGCGTCCTCGCTGCCGCGCAAAATGCGGTTGAGGCGGTCGGCAGAGTGGTCGGCGCCGGCCGTGATGTTGATTTGCGCGCCAATGACGCCGAAGCGGCCGCCGTCAGCGCCGCAAAATCGCTTTCTGCGGTGACGCTCGACAGCGCCACGGCGTTTGACGCGGCTTCTGATGCTGATAATTCGGCCGATCGCGCTGAATCTGCCGCGATCCAGTCGGAAAATTGGTCAAATCACAGTCTGGCCAATTCTGATAACGCCATTGCTGCTAAAAACGAGGCGACGCAGTGGGCCGAGTACCTCGCCGGCCCGGTGGTCGACCCCAATGCGGCGCCGGCGTACATCCAGAACCACCCTTATGGCCACGGTTTGTATTATCAGCCGGTGCAAGGCGGTCTGGCCGGCCTGTGGTCGGCAAAATGGTGGGCGTTGTACGCTCAGCAGCTCGTCGGCAATGTCGGATTTTACTATTTGGGCGCCTCCGACACGCCGCCGATCCCGGGCGGCCAGAATCCGGTCACCGGACAGGCTTATCCGAACCCGATTGCGCCTGGCAGCTTCTATTACGACACCGCGGCGCACCCGCCGCAGGTTTATTTCTGGAATGGCAGTCAGTGGACCACGGCAAATCCGACTGTCACTGCTGGTTATATGGCGCGCTACGTTTACACCGCCGCTGCCGGCCAGACCACGTTCAGCGGCATCGATAACAACGGTGTTATTCCGACATTCACCGACGAAGGTCACAATATTCACGTCAACGGCGTGCGTTTGATTCCGAATGTCGATTTCATCATCGATAATCCGAACCAGAGCGTATCTTTGGTCGAGGGCGTTCCTGCCGGCAGCAGCGTGCAGTGGGATCTGCTGATTTCCGGCGACAAGGTCAACTCCGCGGCAATGGACTCATTCAAGTGTGAGCCGCTATCGCCGGATGGTTCGCAGCTGACGTTTCTATTGACCTACATTGACCCGATCAGCACCAACTCGACGCCGTGCCAGATCGGCACCGGCGCGCAGCTGCTGGTGAGCCAGGACGGTGTCATTCAGGAGCCCGGCATCGATTTTACCGCGGTTGGTAATGTTTTAACGATGGCTGTAGCGCCATCGGTCAGCAGCAAGCTCTGGGCGGTGTGGTATCGCCCGCACATACAGATGGATCTGCCATGAGCCAGAACCTTCGCGTCGCCACCTGGATCCCTGTCGTCGATCCTGACGTCGACGGCGAAGTGATCACCGCCACCGGGCCGGCCTCGGCCAACGAAATCGTGCCGACCGCGTTCTCGATCGGCGGCGGCCCCAAAGGTGACAAGGGTGACAAGGGTGACAAGGGTGATCCCGGCACCAACGGTACCAATGGCGTCGACGGCGCGATCGGTCCGATCGGCCCGCAAGGACCGCAGGGCATCCAAGGCGCCAAGGGTGACAAGGGCGACAAGGGTGACACTGGCGCGTCCGGCAGTGGCACCGGAGACATGCTGGCCGCCAACAACCTGAACGACGTCGCCAGCAAGCCCACTGCGCTCGCCAACATCGGCGGCGTGGCAAACGCTGGCGGCACCATGACTGCCGATCCGACCGTGGCGCTCGGTGTCGCTACCAAACAATACGTCGATAATCACACCGTCACCGGCAGCTTTCTGCCGATCTCCGGCGGCACGCTTACTGGTGATTTGGAGTTGGCGACCGGCGCCAATATTTACGTCGACGGTGGCAACATCGACGTCGCTTACGACGCCTACATTGGCGGCAATGCCAATGTGACGGGGGTCGGCACATTCGGCAATGCGAAGATCAGCAATCCGCCGGTTGCCGGCAACGACTTAACAAACAAGGCTTACGTCGACAGCAAGGTCGCCAGTGGTGTTACGAAGAGTTATGTCGACAGTCAGGACGCGCTTAATGTTTTGAAGAACGGCGGCACCATGACCGCTGATCCGACCGTCGCGCTCGGCGTTGCCACCAAGCAGTACGTCGACGCCAAGCCGGCCGGTGGCGCCATCGTCTCCGACACGCCGCCGGCGTCGCCAACACCCGGCCAAATGTGGTGGGAGAGTGATTCCGGTCTGCTCTATATTTGGTTCAATGATGGCAGCTCGTCGCAGTGGGTGATCGCGACGCCGATGCCGGATTTGTCGCTGGTGAATGGCGCCGTGCAGAGGGCTGGCGACACGATGAGCGGCAATCTGACGATTTCTAATTCGTCAGCGTCAACCGGGTTGTTCTTGAACAGGGTCGCGGGCAACACCGCTGTAATCATTGCACAGAAGGCCGGACTTAATCGCTGGCAGATGCAGCTTATGTCCGGCGACACTGAAAGTGGTGGCAACGTCGGGTCTAATTTTGCCCTCTTTAGGCATGATGATGCTGGTGTTTTGTTGGCGGGCGGCCCCATTTTATGGGCCGCACGTCAAGATGGGCTGCTTCAAGTTCTCGCCGACCCGACTGTCGCGCTCGGCGTCGCCACCAAGCAGTATGTCGATGCCAAGGCCGGCCGGCCGCAGCTCAGCGCCGCGCGCACCTGGTACACCCGCACCGACGGCAATGACGGCAATGACGGCTCGGCCAACGACGCCGCTCATGCGTTTAAGACCATCCAGCGGACCTGGACCGAAATCTGCAAGTATGATCACAACGGCTTTGCGGTGACGCTCAAGCTCGGCGCCGGCATGGTGTTTACCAATGACAGCTTGACGACCACTGCCACCAATATGCCGGTCAACGGCCTCAACATCACGCTCGATGGTAGCGGCTCGACCATAAGTCCACAGTTTGGTCAATCCGTTTTTCACACCGCGCCGAATGTTCTCTTGCAGATTTACAACTGCGTCCTCAATTCGTCGTTTGGTAGTCCCTGCGTTACATTCAGCGGCCGCGGCGTCCGGGGCACCATCGCCGGAGCCAATACATTCGGCGCATCGACCGGCGGCAACGGCACGCATATGCGCGTCGACGGTGGCGCCTACATGAATGTGAGCAATCCCTACACGGTGACCGGCGCTGCCAGCTATCATTACTACGTCAGCAAGCAGTCGATGTTTGATATAAGCGCCATCAATCCGACACTGCTCTCCGGTGCAACCTTCACCAACTTTGCCGTGTGCGAATTCGGCAGCTATCTCGGCATTTCGACGGTGAACTTCGTCAACGCGGCTACGATCCTTGGTCAGCGTTATTTGTGTTCAAGCAACGCGGTGATCAACACGGGCGGCGGTGGCGCCAATATGTTCCCTGGCAGCGTTGCCGGCGTGAGTGCCACCGGCGGCCAGTACATTTGAGGGCGATCAATGCTCGATTTTCCATCTTCACCAACCAACGGCCAGAAATACCCGGCTTCGCCGATCGCCGGCATACCGACCTACACCTGGGACGGCGAGAAATGGACGACGCAGGGTGCGTCGATCGGTCAGTACGTCGCCAAGACCGGCGATACCATGACGGGAGATTTGGCGTTCGCCACCGGCAAGGCCACCAGCTTCAACGGCGGTAACAACGTCATCAAAGAATTTGCTGGCGGCAACTCCGGTCAAGCGCAGCTGGGCTTCTACGGCAACAAGCCTATCACTGCGTTCAAATATATCAGCACCGATGGTGGCATAGACGGCCCACAGATTGCGACCTATCACGCCTCGCCGACACCGGCAGCAAATGACATCATCGGGCGGTGGAGCTTTAACGCTAACAATCCAAGTCTCGTTGAAGCTAACTTTGGTGGAATAGCCGCTAATGTTACTGATTTTACTCCGGGGACGGAGACGGCTTATGTTTCTTTGAATGTTCTCAGGGGCGGTGTTCAAGCGAGTGTGCGCCTCGATCCGGCAACCTACGCCGATTACTTAGCTAACACATCACCAAACAACACTCGGGTGCTCACTAGCGGCGCGGTGTGGAATGCGGCTCCGCCAGTCGCATTAACAGATGGGGCTGTTGTTACTTTAAATTGGGCAACCGGAATTAATTTTTATTGGCAGATCGGCGGCGCCAACCGCGTGTTCCCTAATCCGCCATCTACCGGCGGCAAGATGGGACAGACCGGAATTATTATCATTCAACAAGATGGGACAGGTAATCGCACCATTGCATCATGGGGTAGTTTTTTTCATTTCCCTGGCGGTGTTAAACCGACGTTGTCAACGGCGCCTGGTGCGGTCGATATTATTTCTTATTGGATACAAGACCCCACCGCCGCCATTCGCTGTAGCTTCGCAGCGGACTATAAATAATGTTGCAAGGGATAATCCCATCGCTAGGCTTGAGCGCGGCCGCCACTCCCGCCACCAACTACCGTGTGCCGCGTTCGCTGCGCTTTAATTCTGCCAACGCCAACACCTACGCTGGTTATGTCAACGTCGTGAATAGCGACAAGCGCCAGATCATGACGGTCAGCACTTGGTTCAAGCGCATCGCCATCAACGCCATTCACTACATTTACGGTGGGTTTGTTGATGCCAACAATTACGTTGGCCTGTACATCAATACTAACGGCAGTATGAGCCTGGTTGTTTTTATCGGCGGCACTTTGGTTGTTAATAAAAACTTTGGCAATTACACCGACCTCACCAAATGGTTTCATGTTTGTTTCTCCATCGACACGACGCCGGCAACACCGACGGTGACCATCGAGATCAACAGTTTTCCGCCAGGATCATACATCACCAACACCAACACCCTGACGCAGAACACGCAGCTGCCGTGCCACGTCAACGGCGCGTCGATGTGGCTCGGCACCTACAGCGGGCCGCAGTATCTGTATTGCGGTTACCTCGCCGAGACGCATGTCCTCGACGGCATCAAGCAGCCGGCATCTGCATTCGCCAAGCAAGACGCAGTGCAGGGCTGGATACCGAAGGCGTATCTCGGATTGCACGGCGCCAACGGCTTCTTTGTCAACTTCGGCGATAACAGCAGTGTTGCCGCGCTCGGTAAAGATTTGAGCGGCATGAGCAATTTGCTGACGTACTCGGATAATTTTACAATATGGTCAACAGTTAACAGCCCAACTGTTACTGGTGGACAGCCTGATTTGTTTGGCGGCACCAATGCTTTCAAACTTGCGGTTGGACCAGGAGGCAACGTAAGCCCGGCAGTCACTGCTATCTACACTTATAGTGCGGGGCAACAAACTACTGCCACGGTGTATGCTAAAACAGGAACACCCGGCTTTAATGGCCTCGGTCTTTATAATGGTTGGACGCAAGGTGCTTACGCTGGGTTTGATTTGGATGCTATCACTATCAATGCACCAGCCTTCATCATCGGAAATGCCACCAATCCAGCAGCAACAATAATCGACGCTGGTAATGGTTGGCGCAAATGCTCCGTTACTGTTACGCACAATACGGCTGGTGATGATGTTGTTTGTTTAGTTGGGTCCGTGGGCACAACCACTCCTGGCAACTACATTACAATTTTCCGCGCCGATTTAACCAACGGCGCAATCATGCCAAGCGAGTTGCAGCTCGTCACCGGCACCGCTGTGCCGAACAAAAATCTGCCGATGCAGAATTTTCTCCTTTCCACCGTCTACACCAACGACAGCTTTGTTGACGTGCCGTCGAACACCGACACCGACACCGGCAAGGGTGAGGAGGTCCGTGGCAATTATGCGGTGATGAACCCGAACGATAGCTACAGCATGTCCTTTGGCTGGGGTAATTTGTACGGGGGAAATCCGTCGGCGACGGCGCAATGGGGCAACGCCCGCTCGACCCTGAACGCAATCCCGCTGGCGAAGCATTGGTGGTGCGAATTCAATGTGTGGTCCTTAAACAGCTATACGATGTTTGGCACCGGCGATCCGGCGCAGGGTCTGCCGACCTATCCTGGTGCGGCGCAAAACGCCAAATCTATTGGCTACCTCATTAACGGATCAATTTACGTCAACGGTGCGGTTACCACGACTGTTGCCGCGCTCGCCGTCGGCGATTTTGTCGGAATTCGCATATTCAACGGTGGTGTGTATTTCTACAAACTGGTCGGCGGGGTGTGGACGCTGCAAGTTCAGGCGGCATCGGGGCTGACCGGCATGATCAGCATCGTCGCCGGTGCCTACGTCGCCGGCGATGCTTACTTTGCCAATTTTGGACAGCGCAAGTGGGCGGCGCCGCCGCCTGCCGGCGCGCTGGCGATCTGCTCGCGGAACCTGTTGCTGCCATGATTCAGACCACCGGCAAGATCATCGGCGCCGTCACTGACGGACTTAAAGATCGCCCGCTGGCGCTGGCGCTGGTCCTGGTCAATGTGCTGTTTTTGATCATGACGTCCGGGTTGCTGTATTCGGTCAACGAACACGGCCTGCGGCGTGATAAGTTGATTTCTGATTTGATCCAACTGTGCTCACCCAAACGCGGAGACTGAAGATGGCGAATTACCACATCGAAGCCAACGAAGTGATTTCGATCGTCGGTCCGGCCAAGATTAGCGTTGTGTCCGATGTTCCGCCGGTCACCGCGGTGGTCGATGCGCCGACCATCACCGACTTAGAGCCTAGTTCGGTGGCGCTTGGTGACCCTGACGTCGACCTTCACGTTACCGGAACCGGGTTCACCGAAATTAGCTGCATCGTTTTTGACGGTCACGACGAACCCACCAAGCTGATTTCTGAGACCGAAGTCAGTACCGGCGTGAAGCCGTCGTTGTTCACCGAAGCCAAGGATATCGGCGTTGCGGTGCGCAACGGCAGTATGATCAGCTCCACACTGCCGTTCACCTTCACCGCATCCGGCACCCGCAGCGCGAGCCGTCGCAAGAGGGATTAAAATGCCAGCACATGTTCGCTTGCGTCGGGATTCCAATCCGGCGACGCCGTTTCCGCCGACCATTGAGCCGGGCGAACTTGCGCTGAACACGGCCAACCGTCAGCTCCTGGCCGGTGATGCTGACCCAGCTTCGCCTGGTACTTTGATGACGATCTTGGCTGTGCGGGTGTTTGATTCCCGCGGCATGTATGGGGTTGGCGATTATGTCGTCCAGTCCGGCAACATGTACCGTTGCAAGACGCCACACGGCCCGGCCGCGTTCAATGCTGCTAGTTTCGAGCAGATTGTCGGCGTTGATGCAGCCGCAACGAAGCTTGCGAACTATCTGCTGTTAACCGGCGGCACCTTGAGCGGCGCGCTGCAGTTGCCGGCTGCGGCGCCGATCGCGGCGACCCAGGCCACCAACAAGAAATACGTCGACGACCAGATCACCGGCCTGATCCTCGGCCAGGTTTCGGCTTCGACGATCAACAACACGCCGTCCGGCAACATTTCATCGACCACGGTGCAGGACGCGCTCAGCGAGCTAGACACCGAAAAAGTGGCCAAGGCCGGCGATAGCATGACGGGCCAGTTGGCGCTGCCGGCCACGCCGGCGTCTGGCCCAGCCAATGCGGCGCGGCGCGACTACGTCGACAGTGTGAGAACCGACTTCGGTGCGGCTGACGGGACGTTGCAGACCAATATTGACGGTAAGGTCGCCAAAGCCGGCGATACGCTGACTGGACAACTATCGCTGCCGACTGTGCCGGCTCCGGTGGCCGCCAATGCGGTCCGCAAGGATTACGTCGATACGCTGCTGGTTCCGGCCACGGTCGCTGAATTCACCAGCAACGCCAGCGCCGTCAAGATGCTGACGCCGGCGACGGTCTGGAATGCGGCTGGTTTGGTTAGTTTGACCGGCAATGCCGTGCAGCCCGACTTCGGCGCTGGTATCGACTTTTACTGGCCACTCAACGCTAGTTGCACGTTGTACAACCCGCTGCGGATGAAGGTCGGGCAGAAGGGGATGATCTATTTTGGCGTCGCCGGTCCTGGCTGCAATGTCGGCGCCTGGGACAGCGCCTGGAAATTTCCCGGCAGTTTAAAGCCGGTATTTTCCGCCAACGGCGGCTTCGATGCGATGTCCTACGCCGTCGTGAACTCCTCGTTTATCTGCTGTTTCTTCGGGGCCGGGATGGGTTGATATGCCAATTCCTGGGCTGATCATGGCGGGCGGTCCGATCATTACCAAGCCGCCGGCGCGGTTTTTGGGGATCGGCAGCACCTACAACATCAATCTACGTTCGTACCATGATGCCTATTACTCGACGCTGCCGGTGCCGGGGCAGGATGTTGTTTTCATTGTCGTTCCCGGTGCCAATGTCGGCGGCTCCGGTACTGTTGCGATGAACGTCGGCCCCTGGCCGACTGGTGTGACGCCGACCCTGCTCATTCAGGGCCGCGTTCAGGGCTATGGCGGCAACGGCGGCAACGGTGGCGGCTACGGGGGCGACGTTAATGGCCAGCCCGGCGGCACGGCGCTGTACACGCGCAACCTGGTCAACGTGGTGCTGACCGGCGGCCAGCTCTGGGGCGGCGGCGGTGGTGGTGGCGGCGCCGACAACTGGGGCAACGGCAGCGGCATGTGGCTCGGTGGCGGCGGCGGCGCCGGCAATGTGTCCGGCATCTGCGGGACAACGGAGCCGACCGTCAATGCGGTCGTTGACGTCGCACACAATGGCACAACCGAGAACGGCGGCGACGGTTGGGTCTATCCAGGTTATCACCCTTGGTACAACGGCATGGGCGGCGATCCTGGCCAGCCTGGGTATGCGTTCGGTGGCGACTCTGGCGGTACCTTCAATCGCATGGGTGCTGGCGGCGCCGCGGGCTGGTCGACCGATGGCGCGGGCTACATGACATTCGGCAGTTGGAATGGGGTACGTTTCATTCCAGGATATCCCGGTGATGGAGATATCCGCGGACCAATGGGCTGAAGGAGGACATGATGGGAAAAAAGAAACGCCGAAACCCCAAACCAAAAGGTAAGCTGCCACGGCGCAAGACGTCGATAGCTGCACCTCGAAAGAAGAAGAGGAAGTCCAAGATGACCACTAAGAAGCCGACCGACGAAGACCCCCATCCGGCACCGAAGCATCCAGACAAGCAAGATCACAAGCCGGCAGAGGATGATCCGATGGCGAAGCCGCCGGATTCACCACCCAATCCCAACCTGCCGCCGGAGCAGCCGCAACCACATAAATGATTGAGCTGTCGAAGAATCCTGACGATCCACGTCCGGTGGCGATGGAAACGCCGCCACCGGATGTGCTCGCCGTAAACCGTACGCTTACGACCGTGTCTTCGCCGCCCAACGACGGCATGACCAGCGGCGGTGGCGTTTACCCTGATGGCGCCACGGTGACGGCGGTTGCCACACCCAACGTCGATAAGCACTTCGTTCAGTGGACTTACACCAACGGCCTCACCGCTTCGGTCCACCAGAACTACACTTTCAGTATTTCCAACGATACCAATCTGGTTGCCAACTTCGCCGAAGGCGCGATCATCCCGCCGCCGCCGGATATACAGGGTCCGCTTAATCTGTTCATCGAACGGGTTGGTCATGCCGAGGCGCTCAATCGTGCCCACGCAACCAAGGAGCAGTACCAGCGGCTTGGTTTTGATTTTGGTCAGCCGGAGGTAAGGTCGGACCCACCGCCGCCGATGGGTACGCCGATCAGCGCCGGCGGTCCGATCGACACCCCCATAGACGGGGTCAAGTACATGTTAGATATTTCCACCGCGGCAGCGCGCCGCCGACGCTAACAGGCCAACGACCAATGATGCGGCTCGCCGCAATGGTGGTGATCGCCATGCTGATGGTGAGCTGCCGCAGTGGCCGTTTGGCTTGGGTTGAGGAAGAACCGATCGTTGCACCAGTGGTCGCGAAATGTCGCGGTGGCACCGTCAACACTGAGCGTCGTGTTACTGATGTTTCAGTGCTCGGCCGCACCCGCAGCACCACCTATCGCACTGACGCTTGTCTCGACTAGGGAGCAATACGATGAGCATAGGTCTTCTATTTTGGGTCTTGATGGTGCTCTGGTTCGTAAGTTGGCTCGGCGCGATCTACGGGCCTGGCGCCTATCCTTGGGTACATGCCAACAACGTGCTGTTCTTCATCCTGCTGTTCTTGTTGGGATGGCATGCTTTTGGCTTCGTTATACACGCTTGAGCCGCCCAAAAATTTTTTCGGATTTTCAACCTAAAGGAACCACATCATGGCAATGCCAAAAGTCCCGATCGTCAAGATTAAGCCGCCGCCGGTCGCCAAGGCGCCGCCACTCACGTCCAAGACCATGGACACTTACACGCATCACACTTCGCCGGTGAAAGGACCACAGCCAATGCCGGCGGAAGTGGACGCTATCAGCTCCAAGCCGATGGTGAAGATCAAGACACTGCCGGACGCGCCGATGGCAAAATACAAGCATGTCGAAGAACCCTGACGAGGTTATTCAGCTCAAGCTGCTAAAGCGCAAACGTGCGATCCTGGATGCGCGTGGTGATCTGATTGCGTTCACGCAGCTGATGATGCCGGATCCCAACTTCGACGACAATGTTGAGCATTCGCTGTATCAGCCGCAGAGTTTCCACCGGCTGATCGCCAAGTCGCTGGAGGAGGTCGAGCGCGGCGATTACCGGAGGTTGATGATCAATGTCGGACCCAGATTTGGAAAGACTACGCTCGCTAGTGCCATGTTTCCTGCATGGTACGTTGGTCGACATCCTGACCGCTCTATTATTGTTGCTACTTACAACGAGCATTACAGCTGGGATCTTGGCCGTCGGGTAAGGGATATTATGGAGACACCTGAGTACAAGCAGGTGTTCCCTGAAACCGAAATCAAAGTTGGCGCCAATGCGGTTAACCGAGTTCAGACGACGCGCGATGGGGTCGTCTTCTCTGTTGGACGTGGTTCCTCGATCACAGGCCGCGGAGGTCACTGCATACTTCTTGATGACCCTATTAAGGACCGAACTGAAGCTGACTCGGTCATCGTTCGTGAGAAATTATGGAGCTGGTATAACCAAGTGCTCCGTACCCGGCTCATGGACAGCACGGGCACTATCGTCATTGTCCAAACCCGGTGGACCGAGGATGACTTAGTCGGTCGCCTGATCGACCCGATGAATCCGTACTTCAACGTCGAGGAAGCCAAGGCCTGGCGCAAGATCGACCTGCCGGCGTTAGCGGAAGCGGATGATCCACTCGGCCGCAAGGAGGGTGAGCCGCTGTGGCCGGAGCGGTTCACCAAGACTTATTTGGAGGAGATCCGTGCCACCGATCCACGTGGATTTGCTGCGCTGTATCAGGGCCGTCCAGGCCCTAAAGATGGGGCCTTCTTCAAGTCTGAGGATATCGTCACTTACAACAAAATGGATGACGTCCCGGCGTTCCATAAACTCAGGTTCTATGGAGCGTCGGACCATGCCGTATCGGTTGCTAAATCTGCCGATAAGACCTGCCTCTTGATCGCTGCGGTCGACGAGAAAGACCACATCTGGATCATGCCGGACCTGGTCTGGGAGCGTCTCGATTCACATGACGCGGTCGAGCGCATGCTCGGTCTGATGAAGAAATACCACCCGCAGTTCTGGTGGGCGGAAGGCGGCAGCATCACCAAGAGCATCGGGCCGTTCCTGCGTCGGCGGATGCGGGAAAAGCAGATCTTCTGCGCCATCGACCCGATCAGCCCGGCTGCGGACAAACAGCAGCGCGCCCAGGCGATCCAGGCCCGATCGTCAATGAAGATGGTACACTTCCCTGGCTTTACCCGTTGGTGGTCGGATGCGCTCGACCAGATCTTGAAGTTTCCGCACGGATCGAAGGATGATCTGGTAGATACATTAAGCTTGATCGGATTGGGGCTTGCCAAAATGCACGGCCGTACCCGCACCAGGCACGTTGAACCTGAGGTCGTGGCAGGCACGTTCCGTGAAATGATCGAGAACACGCGCCGGCGTGAAGGGCGTGAAAAGCGCGGCAGGAGTCTGCAAGGATGGTAGACACTTTCCAATCCTCCATGATGGATGTGTTCGCTGGCGCTTTTGATGAAAACAACAGCGAGCCGGACATCAACCCAACCACCGGCAAGCCCAACAGCATTCCGCGAGCTAACCCGGATCCGCCCGAGCGGCGCCGCAAGCTGGTCAAGGACTGGACCCGCAAGGTCAAGCGGGCGAAGCGGTACTGGAAACCCTCATTCGATCGGATGCGCGAGGATCAGGCGTTTGCCTTCGGCAAGCAGTGGTCGAAGAACGACCAGGACAAGCGTTACGTCGCCAATCTCACACTCCGGCTGGTCGCGCAGAAGACTGCCTTCCTTTATGCCAAAAACCCTAAAGCCGTCGCCAAGAAGCGGCCACGGCTGAACGCCACCAGCTGGGATGAATCTCAGACCACGTTGAACCAGCTAATGCAGTCCGCCGCCATGATGATGCAGCAGGCGCAAGCCTCTGGCGCCATGGCTGGCGGAATGCCGGGCATGCCTGGGGGGATGCCCGGCATGCCGCCCGGCCTGGCCGGCCAGGCCACCGGCGCGATCGGCAACACCATCCAGGGCATGATGCCGATGGCGACCGGGCAACCTCCCGACATCGGCATGCTGATGGCTGGCGGTGGTGCGCCCACGCAGTCGGCGATGCCGTCGCCGTCGATGAACTCAATAGCGGGTCAGACCGGCGCCGCCCTCGGCGGCGCCACCATGCCCGGCATGGGCGCCGGCCCAATCCCGGGATCGATGCAGCAGCCGCAGCGGCTCGGCGATCAGCTCGGCCAGGCCGCCGCCGGCGCCGCGGCCAACAACCTGGTGCCCCCTGGATCACCGATGGTGGCGCAGGCGGTCGGCTCCGGCATGGACATCATGATGGACGCCGCCCGCGTCAAAAACGAAAACCTGATGATGGACAAGCTCGCCCGTACCCTGGAGCTGCTCTACGGCTACGAGGTCGACAACCAGCCGCATCCATTCAAGGGCATGCTGAAGATGACCGTGCGCCGGGCGGTCACCAACGGTGTCTCCTACGTCAAGCTCGGCTACGAGCGCGTGATGGCGCTACGTCCAGATCTGGAGAAGGGCATCGCCGACATGAACGAGCGGCTGGCGACCTTGCAGCGCCTGGCTGCAGATGCCACCGACAGCATCACGGACGACACCGATCAGGAAGCCGAACAGATCCGGTTGCTGGTCGCGGACCTGCAGAAGCAGCAGGGTGCGGTCGTCCGTGAAGGTCTTACCTTCGATTTCCCGCAGAGCACCCGGATCATTCCCGATATCAAGTGCATCGACATCAAGAACTGGGTGGCGGCCGACTGGGTCTGCGAAGAGTACCTGCTGTCGGTCGACGAGATTGAGGAGATCTACAACGTCGATGTCCGCGGTCATTGCACCGAATACGGATCCGACGACGAAGACAGCAATGATCCGGCCGCGACCATGCACTCCTGGTCGAACACCAAGAACAGCAAGGATGAAGCGCGCGGCGATCCGAACGCCTTGGTGTGGGAGATCTACAATCGCAAGGATGGCCTGGTCTATGTCATCTGCGATGGCTATCGCGAATTCTTGAAAGAGCCGGCCGGGCCAGAGGTCTACAACGAACGGTTCTATCCCTGGTACGGCTTGATCTTCAACGGCCTTGAAGACGAGAAGGAGCTGTATCCGCCGAGCGATGTCAGGCTGATGCGCGACATGCAACTCGAATACAATCGCTGCCGCGAGGGCCTGAAAGAGCAGCGCATCGCCGGCCGGCCGTTCATCGCTGCGGTATCTGGCGCGCTCGATGAGGAAGACCTGCTCAAGATCACCAACCGCGAGGCCAACGCGGTGATCGAGCTCAATGCCTTGCAGCCGCAGCAGGATATCAAGCAACTGCTTCAGCCATATGCTGGACCGGGAGTGGATCCTAACCTGTACGAGGTCAGTCCAGTCTACGAAGACATTCTGCGGACCACTGGTATTCAAGAAGCCAACTTAGGTGGCACTTCTAACACTACTGCAACCCAGGCGCAGATCGCCGAAGGTTCGCGCATGACCAGCATGGGTTCTAATATCGACGACTTGAATGACCTGTTGACCCAACTAGCCCGCAACGGTGGGCAGATCCTACTGCGTGAAATGAGCCAGGAGCGGGTTAAGAAAATCGTCGGGCCTGGCGCAGTGTGGCCCGCCGAGCCGGTCGCCCAGGATATCGCCAACGAGATCCTGCTGGAGATCGAAGCCGGTTCGATGGGCCGGCCGAACCAGGCGCAAGAGATCTCTAACGCCCAGCGGCTGATGCCGCTGCTCATTCAGCTGCCCGGCATCGACCCGGAATTCCTCGCCAAGGAGACGCTGCGCCGATTGGACGATCGCCTCGACCTCACCGAGGCTTTCAAGTCCGCGCTACCGTCGATCGTGGCCATGAACGGAGCGATGTCGGGCGCCGGCGCCGGTCCCGCCGGACCGACCGCGCCAGGGGCCGGCGCCGGACCGGGAGCTTCGATGGGTCCACAGGGAGCCGTCAACGCGCCTGGTGGCGGCTCAGCAGGTCCGCCACCGAGCGCGCCGGATGCGCAGACCACATTGAATGGCGCACCACCGGGTCGGCCGCATCCGATGCCGTCACAGGTCAAGATGCCGGGGCCGCCGTGACAAAGATCTTGATTTGACGTAAGTATCGATCAGAGGTGCCGATTGGCACCGGGAGAATTCAGTATGGCAGGGAACGACAAGCTACCCACCGCGGTAGAGTCGATCGACAATGTACCTTCGCCAGGTACGGACGGCGATGCCGGTGGCAGTCTACTTGATGTATCCAACCGCGGAGATCTTCGCGGCGATTACATAGACGCCAACGACACTGGGGATTCGCCAACCCGCGTTGCACGCAAGTCCGATCCTGAACCGGAGTTGCCGGAAGAAGCGACACCTGAAGAAATAGCCAAGCTTTCCAAAACGGCACAGCGCCGCATCAAGAAGCTTAACTCGCAACGCACGAAGCTCGCGGGCGAGTTACAGCGGCTTAAGCGGCTCGAGCCGGACGCTATCATGGCGGCCAAGGTCACCGGGTACATGCGCGAGCATGACATCGGTCAGGATGATTTCGTCTTTGGTATGGACATGATGGCGGCGATGCGCCGCGGTGACTTCGCGAGGTTTCATGCGGGCGTAAGCCCGTACATGAAACTCTGCGAAGAGTACCTCGGCATTTCATTGCCCCCGGATCTGCAGCAGCAGGTCAATCAGGGTCACATGACGACACAGGCTGCTGCCATGTACTCGCGAGAGCGCATGGACAAGGCGATGGCGCAGACCAATGCGGTCCGTAGTCAGGCCACGTTGCAACAGCAGCAGCAGGCGTCGGCAAAGGAAGTTCTGGCTAACAAGGTCGCTAACGCCGTCAACAACTGGGAAGCTCACAAAGAGATATCGGACCCGCGGTACGCAGACAAAAAAGCCGCCGTTCAGAACACGATGTGGGCTGTGGTGCGTGAGCAAGGCTCGCCGCAGTCGCCCGAGCACGGCATTCAGATCGCCGAAGAGGCGTATCGCCGCGTTAACGAGCAGTACCGCGGCTGGGTCGCACCCCAGCGGCGTCCGACATCGAGGGTTCCGAGCAGCACAGGTCGAACCGCAGGCGTTGCGCCCGAGGCAAAGACACTGCTGGAAGCAGTCCGATTTGCTCGCGAAGGAGCGCCGCGCCTCTAATTTAAGGGGCCGCTGCTATGCCTGTTTATACCGCGCCACTACTCGCGCATATCACCACTGCTGCTCTCGATTGGTGGATGAACAAAGGGACCGCCTTCCAGGAGGCGATCCAGGAGAAGCCGCTGCTAGCGGCGATGGAGTCCAAGAAGAAATCGTTCCCGGGCGGCAAGGGCAATATTGTCATTAGCGTCAAGGGAGATTTTGGCAACACGGCCGCGCCAGGTACTGACGATCAGCTCAAAGGCTACGAGCTGGCTGACAGCGTCACCTACTACACGCCGGCCAACCTGACCCAGGCAATCTACCCCTGGAAGGAACACCACATCGGTATCATGCTCACTCACTCCGAGCTGAAGACCGATGGCATCAGCGTCACCGATGGTCCTGGCATGGAGGAGGACACCTCCGAGCATTCCGGCCGCGATGACACCGTCCTGGTCGGTCTGTTGCAAGACGCACTGCAAGACGTCTCCGAGCAGTACGCCCGCGGCATGAACAACCTGCTGTGGACCAACGGTGCCACGGACGCCAAGGCCCTCGCCGGCATGGCGGCACTTATCACCGACGATCCGACCACCGGCATCGTCGCCGGCATCAACCGCGGCCAGAAGCCGTGGTGGAGAAACCGCGCTTACACGACCGCAATGGGTGCAGCTGTGACAGGCACACCGGCGCTGTCGGCATGGGGTGGCGGACCGATCACCTCGGCCGCGGCCAACGGCGGGGCGCTGATCACCTTGCTCCAGAAGGAGTATCGGCAGCTGACCCGGTACGGCGCCAAGCCGAACACTGGGTTCTGTGGATCCGACTGGCTCACCGCCCTGGAGACAGAGCTGCGTGCCAACGGCAACTACTCAATGCAGGGCTTCTCCGGCGGCAAGGACATCTCGGTCGGTCAGATCTCCTACATGGGGACCGACTTCGAGTATGACCCGACGCTCGATCAGCTCGGCAAGAGCAAGCGTTGCTATTGGTATGACTCGCGAGACATCTACCTGGTTGCCATGCAGGACGAATGGCGCCACCAGCACTCACCCGAGCGGGCGCCTGACAAGTACGTCATCTACCGCTCGATCACTTCGACCGGACAACTCTGTGCGCGGCGCCTTAACGGCGCTGTCGTCATGGATATTGTCTGATCGAAACGGCCGGGGTGGCGGTGGTTTTTTCCTGCAAGATTGGCCGCCCTCACCTCGGCTTCAATAGGAGGCTAAATGGCTAAACAAATCCAGTACTGCACCTGCAAGATCAACCTGGCCGGTCAGAATTGCCACACCGTGATCTACAACGAATTCAATCCGGTGACCTGGCCGGAAGTGCAAGTGTTGCAGGCGGTCCACGGCGACGAGAACGTCATGGACGTCATGCCGTGCGGCATCGGCGAGGTGTGGCCGACCGAAGAGAAGAACCGACTTGCCAGCATCTACGGTCGCAAGGTTGTCGAAGCGTGTTTCCCGGGGCGGGCGTTCCGCATGGACTACATGATGACCGAAGATGTGAACCTGCCACGCTACGACGGGGGTACGCCATCTGTCGTGGTGGCGCCGCCAGGCAGCGATGACGAGGATGTGGAAGCTAGCTCCGAGCCCAAC